AAAGAGTTTTAATATCAACTTCTCCACCAGATATAACTAATGGTCTGCCCCTATTCTCTCCTCCAAATCTTCTTCCAAATACTTCTGCTATATTTTCAGCTTCATCACTTGTCATTGATAAATCATTCTTTGGAGATATAACAACTGATGGAACACCTGTATTTTTAACTAATGCTGCTCCCATTTGAGAAGCTGCAGCATCTCCTAAAATTTCAACCATAACTGATCTAAGTGGAGCTAATCCTCTCCTGTGGTTTCTAGGATCTATTCTTTCTCTAAGATGTATCATATCCTCTGGCAAAATCTCTAAAGTGTTGCCTTTTTGTTTATATTGATACTTAGTTATTAATTGTTCATTGTTTCCTTTAACCTCAACCATCTCTGGTAGAAGTGGAACTAATTGAACTACTTGTCCTGCATCATTTCTTAGTTTTAAGATAAAAGCATCTCCAGATACAGCAACAGATGTAACAATATAGTTATTCATTAAGTTAGCTGACATGTTTGGATTAGGATTAGCTATTAATTGACTTGCAGGATGTTCTTGTATTAACTCCAAGCCCTCATCTGTCTTTACATAAACTTCTAATGGTGGCTCACTAAATGCTGTTCCTAAAACATTTAAACAAGCTAAAGCTGCAGAGTTACCCTCTGGAGACATTTGATTTACACCACTAAAGAAACCTGCATCTGCATTAAATGGAAAAACTATCTGTGATGTTGGAAAATTATTATAAGTTTTTTGTTCTGTTGGTATTGATTGACTTCTAAAAAAGCCTCTAATGTTATCTGCTAAACCCAATTAAGTTACACTCCATGTTGTTTTTCTAACTATTCCAAACCTAGCTGCATAAGCTAGAGCATCCACCATATCATCATGAGATCCAGAGGATGGAAAGCTAGTTAATTCTCTTTCAAATTCTACAAGCCATTTAGCATTTTTCAAAAACCATATAGAGCCATTTTCAACTCCTGCTGCAGCAGGAACTGATCTAGCAGTTTTTGATTTATCTGCCTTTAGGTTTTTTATTGGCAAACCCTGCCTCCTAGCCATTTGAATAATTCCAAGTCCAAAAGAAGCATCTTCAACTCCCAACCAAGACATATTCCACTTAGTAATCATTGCTTCTATCTTTGGGAGTAAATCAGGAGCTTCTAATCTGTCCCTGAATATATCCATTATTAATAGCTTACCACTAGGAGTAGATCCAACTGCCATTATTACAGAATAATCAGCAGTTTCTTTAATACTTAAAGCTGTATCCATAGTGCCAAAGATTGATAATTCTGAATGCTTAACTACTTCATCTCCTAAAATATATTCTAGATCATCTCCATCAATAACATCATAATATTTAAACCACTCTCTTTTAAACATGTGTCCAACTTCTGTGAATTCTGCTAAAAACTCTTGAGCATAAACTAATGAGCCTAATTCCTCTCTTGCTTGTGCTAATTCATCTTTATTTATTCTAGGAGATTGCTCAGTAGGATAATGAAATACTTTCCAATCAGCTCTCCTCTTAGCATTGTCAAAGAGTTCATAAAACCAATTCATGCCATTAGGTGTAGATATAAATAAAGCTTTACCTAATGAATCAGAAAGAATAGGTCTAACTGTATCCCAAGTTTCTTTATTTTGATAAGCAACCTCATCAAAGATTATTAATGAAATACCACCTGCTCCTCTTAAAGTTTCTGGTTTATTAGCTGATTTAATTTGTATAGATCCACCATTCTTTAAAACTATTCTTTTCTCTACTTCTCTTGTTTCTGCATAATCATCTGGTAATTGTCTAACTAAAGATTTTAAATTTAACCAACTTTCTAATGCTTGAGGATATACAGGAAAGATAATCCAAACTTTATGCCCTTTAAGAGCTTGATCTACAGCTGCAACTAAAGATAGAGTAGTTTTACCCCATCTTCTACCACATACTGCAATAATAAATCTTTTCTCATCTAGAGCTTTTATAACTTCTAACTGTCCAGAATGTAGATCTGGTGGAGTTGCTTCAATAATCTGTGTCATCATCTTGCTCCCAATCCCATTTGAACTTTATTTGAGGATATTCTATTTGTGTTACTTGAACTTGTGGATTTCCTAGTCCATAAATCTGAGAAATCATCTTGTAACAAATATCTAACAATCCTTTAAGTTCTGTAGGATTCATAGAAGCTAAATCTCTTTCATTTATTTCATTTATTATTTTAAAAATTAATGGTTTTAATTCATCAGCTAAATCTCTAGCAGTTTCTCCAACTTGAGCTAAAACTTCATTAACTATCTGCTCATTAAGCATTCTATTGATAGCTTTTATTCTGTCCTGCCATTGATTTTTAGCAGCTATTTGTTTAACTCTCCTGTCTGTAATAGTGAAATTTTTGGAAACTTTTTCATAAGATCTAGAAGCTCCTAAACCTAAATAATATTGAAATCTTTTAAAATCAGAATTACTTTCTCCTACTTGTTGTTGATTAGGCAAAGCTAAAGACATATCATCAATATAATCCATAGATAAATTATAACTTAACTGTGAGATTTATCTGAATGTTTGCAGTTACAAACACTAACCCAAGTATTATTAACTTTTTCCTTAAAACACTTCTTTTTAACTTTAATATCATCAACTTCTAGCCAAACTTGAGCATCATTAGGATTTTCTTCTTTAATTAAGTTATATTTAAGCTTTGCATTACCAATTAGCTCAATGTGTTTAGCATTAAGAAGTTCTTTATTGCCATCCTCATCAGTTACTTCAAATACAGGCAAATCATAGTTTCCCTTATTTAGATTTAATCTAATGTTATTTGTGTTGATTGCTATATATTTAGCCATTATCCCTTTAACTTAAATAATAGCTCAGTAAATAAGCTTTCTTGCATATCTAAATCTTTTTCTAAAATTCTAAGTTGTTCCATCATTGAACTATGAGCTAATTGAAGCTCCTCTATTGTATTAAATAACCAACCTATTACTGCTACTAAAGTAGATAAAATAATAGGCATTAAAGCTTTTTTATCTATTTTCATTAAAATCTCCTACATAAAATTAGCTAATAGGAAAGCTAGAGAAAGCAATACACCTATATAGCTAAAAAACTCTGTTTTTGATAACTTTGCATTAACTTTTTCATGCAATTCATCTATTCTTTTATTTATTTTTTCTTGTCCATCAAGCACTAGCATTAACATTTCTTTTTGTGTTAAGCCATTTCCATTATTCTCAGGCATAATATTAATTTAATGGAGAAACACAAAATAATGAAACTCTAACATTTTCTTTAGCTCCATCCTCTAAAATCCAAGCTGATTTGTTTTTTTTAGCAAAAAATTGGATTGTGCCATATCTCCAAAGAACTTTATCTGTTACAGGATCTATTATTCTTTCATCAGTAGGAATAACAAATTTAACTTTTTGATGCTTCTTGTATTCTCTGCCCTGATATATCAAAATATTCCTTATCTAATTCAATTCCTATAAAATTTCTATTTGTATTAACACAAGCTACACCTGTACTACCACTACCCATTGTAAAATCTAAAACTGTATCATTTTCTAATGTGTATGTTTTAATTAGGTATTCTAAAAGTGCTATTGGTTTTTGTGTTGGATGTCTATGTGATTTATCTAAATTATAATGTAAGTAGTTTTTTGGAAAGCTATAATTACTTGCATTTTGATTTAAACTGTAATTTTTACTAAATCCATGCTTTATAGATTTTGGTTTATTTTTATTTTTTTGAGCTTTTTCAGGTTTATCTTTTTTTGTTTTTATTGGATAATAATTTGCACTATTTCCATTTTTAGTATAAGTGGCATTTGCTAATGAAAAATTAACAATAAATTCTGTGTATTTTAATGGTCTATAATTAGCCCTTATAAACATACTTGTACTATTTTTAATCCAAACCCATTCATATTTATAATTTTCTATATTTGAATTTATAAGTGCTGCCATAAATGGATTATTAGCAAAAAAACACATATTGCCCTGTTTTTTAATAATTCTATGGCATTGTTCCCACATTAAATCATAAGGTATTATATTATCCCACTTACTTCTAGTAGTTCCATAAGGTAAATCAGTTAAAATAAAATCAATAGAGTTATCTGGTAACTCTTTCATAATTTCTAAGCAATCTCCATTAAATAGCTGTATCATTTCCAAATAATTCCCTGTAGTGCATTGTCTTTGCAGCTTTTCTATAAGTATGTTGATCTAAAGCTGAATTTAATAACTGATCCTCATCATGTTTTAAATTTATATAAAATATATGCAAAAAATTAGTTAAAGTTTGTGCTGATTCCTCTTTAACAGTAACTGTTCCAAGTTCTGTTGTAGTTTCTATGTTAAAAGATCCATCATAATTCATTGTGATTTTAACTAATGTTGGCATTGATTTCATAAGCATATAAAACTCAACACCTCCCTGATGGGCTAATTTTTTAGAAAATATTTGAACAGGATCTACTTTAGGCTTTACTTCACTAATTTTTTGTAATTTATCTATTAAGGTATGTTCATCATTAATAAACATCATTACTGTTCTATAGCCAAGATTTATATCATCAGCAGCATATTCCATTAAAACCTCTTATATTGTAATCTTGTTCTAAATGATTCATTCTACCTTTACTTCTTTGCATTATCTCTAAATGGTTATCTAAACAATCACATTTAGCATCAATTAAATCTGTTTCAAAATAATTAATATTTTCATTAATAGGTATTTTATAATAAAATTCTCCCTGTTCATTTTGGTTTAAATAATTATCTGAAATATTTTTAATATTGATAGTTGCAAACTTATTTGGAACACAGTTCATAAATACACAACCTGCTTCAACATTGATATATTTAGCAACATATCCTCTAAGTAGATTTATTTTATTTTTAGAAATATAGAAATTAGAAAGTTTATCTAATGAATGATTATGCCAATAAGCAGCAACTTGTAGTTCCATTGGATAATAAATTTTATTAATCTTACAAACATAATCCTCAAAGTAATCCTCTTTATTTTTAACTATCTCCCAATTCATATAGTTACAAATAAATTCCCAAGATGTTCTGGCTTTATTATCAAACAAATCATATTCATCTTTTACAATCTGCCTCCTACCATTTTGATTAAGAGTCATACTTCATTTCCCCAACTATCCCAACCATCTGCTGTTTCTCTTGCAAAAAGTTCAATTCTAGGTAAATCTCCTAAAAGTTCTACTATTCTATCTCTGGTCCTAGTTGGCTTTTTAGAATGTTCCATAATTCTGTCATCTAATATTGAATGAACACTAGCTGATTTTCTTTTTAAAACACCTTTAGTAGCTAATAAGCATATTTCTGCATTAGCTCTTGTGTAACTACCTAAACCCCAAAACCAAGAATCTGATTTTTTATTTCTTTTAACCCAAGTAAAAGCAACAGTTTTATATTTAAAACCCCATTCTTTTATTACTTCTAATGCTTCCTCTAAATGTGGATAAGTAGTCCAACAAAATAACCAACAATTTTCATCTGCAATATTTTGAATAGGTAATTTTTTTAATTCTAAATCATCCATAACTTGATAATGAATAGCAGGTGTTTTTTTTCCATTTTTGCTCCAAGCTGTATGATTCCAAGCAGGATCAGCATAAATAATATTATATTTTTTATTTGGAAAAGGTATCATATCTCTCCCAACAATGCTTAGAAGCTCTCCAATGATGCCAACCATCATTTTTTACTAACCAAGCTGCAGTCTTTATGTTTGTTTTAGGATTAAACATATTCAAGTTTCTATTATAGATGTCTTTTTCAAGCCATTCTTCAGTTTCAGAATTAAATTGAAATAATCCCTGATCTACAGAATTATCTTTATTGACATTAATTGCATTTGGATAACCATCACTTTCACAGCTCATAACTGCTAAAGCTTTTAATGTTTCATCTCCAAAATATTGCTGAGTTAATCCATACCATTGTTTAACATCTTGCAGATGATTGCAAAGAAAATAATCATCTATAGATTGCTCAGTTATTCCATTAGTTAGGAGTAAAGAGCAACCTATAAATAATTCAATCATTTTTTTACTAATTCTCCAATACCATCCCAAAAGCATAAAGAATATAAAGTATCACAAAGCTCCTCTGGTATTTTAGATCTTTCATAATTATTCTTTAATCCCTGTGTTCCTGTTCTAGATCCTCTAGGTGCAGCTTCATGACAAGATGCTCCATTTTTGCACATTCTAGGAGTAAATTTCAAATTAGTCCATATATCAGTTGGCTTCATTCTTGTATCTCCATATTGACAATAAGAAACTGTGTATCTTTGCAAAGGCAACATCATAGGCATTTTTCTTAATAATCCTCTAGGATTTTCAATAAAATAATATTTAGGCTGCCAATAATTCATAATATAAATTGCTTGTTCAACCATTAATAAACCATCATGAGCTGCTTCTGTTTTAGGCTCTCTATTTCCATATTGATCAGGAGCTGTCCAATGTTTGCTACAACTTGCTATAGAAAAAGTTGTGCATGGTGGAGAAGCCCAAATAATATCTGGTTTGAATGGAATATTTTTATAATCAAAGTCAAAAATATCTACAACTTCATCAATATTTCCATATTGTTTTATATCAGTTGTATAAGTTTCAAATCCATATTTTTTAGCTACATTTGAAAAACTACAACTACCTGCAAAAAGTTCTAATACTTTCATAATTTTAAAAACCAACTAATCTTATAAACCAACCTAAATTAGATTGTTCTAAAGCATTTACTGATTTTTGCCCACAAGCTATAAATAAAGATCCACTTGCTGAAGTTGTAGTATCATTTCTTTCTGGATTTATAAAAGCTAATCTGCCTTTAGTAAATAAAAGTGCATCAGCTTTAAGTGCAAAATTATGAAACCATAATGTGTCTGTTCTTGCAAAAACTAGAGCAATTCCATCTCTATGTTGTATAAATTTTTCAAGCCAATCACTTGTAAATCTACCATAAGGAGGATTCATCCAAACAGTTCCATTCCAATCTTGAGATAAACCATCATCTTGTTCAGTAAAGTATTTTTTAGCAGGAATCCAATCAACTCCACCAATAGGAGCTGCTACATCAATATCAAATTCTATTCCTAATTTTTTAAATACTTCTGGTGGTGTAAACCAGACAACAGATTGTATTTTAGTTGCAGCTCCTTTAACATCAGCAAAAGCAGTTGGTCTATATTTTTCTGTCATTTATTCCTCCTCTCCAAACATTTCATACCAACATTTTGGATGGATTCCTGTAATCATTTGTTCCCTTAGATCTTTATCTAAAGATGTAACAGCTTCTTGAATAAGTTTGCCCTGATGTAACCAGAATAATTCTTGAGATTGTATTTCAACTGTTCCTGTCTTATTACAATGATGACAAGTTTTAGTTTCAATTACATATCTATCTCCATTGACATAGTCATATATTTTTTCAAGAACTTTCATAATGCCCAATCTTTCACATAAGCTTTATGAATTCTAGGTGTTCCATTTTTATTTAATTTAGCTCTTTGTTTATTGTTACAATTACAGTTTTCCATATAAATCCCTGAATTATATTCATCATTAAGCCTAGCAACTGCTTTTCTAAGATTTCCATTATTAGAATATATTGGATCTAGAGAACATATTTTGCCCTCTAGTTCCATAATATAATGAATTTGCTTAAATTGAGATAAAGTCTTTCTCTCCAAAGATAAAGTTTCAAACTCTGTCAATGGCTTTGATCTAGCAAAAATACTTAACATTATTCTCCTCTATCTCTTTCCATAACAGATAAAGTAGCCAAATCTTGTATTTTATTTTTAATAGATTGTAGATTGTTAATATCTATTTCATTACTAGCTATTCCAAGTTGCCCTAAAGCTTCTGCTGTAATTTTTCTGGCTTGATCTATATCTTGAGCTGATACACTTAAAGCAAAATCTTTAAGGTTATCTAATACAGCTTGAGTTCTATGAGAAATGTCCTCTACTAATCCCTCAGCTTCTAACATCTCAATCTTTGCTTCTAAATTAGTTTTTTTAGGAGCTGTTGGAACTTCATTTTTACTAGGAACAATTCCAATCATTTCCTCAGCCAAAGTAGTTTCAGAAAATACAATCCTAAGGCATCTTCCATTAGCTTTGGTGTTACACATTTCAAACCAAGAATTATGATCTTTACTTGTTTGCTTTGCATAAGCTGTAGCCTTTGGCTCTAAATCATCTTTATTTTCAAAAAATGAGCTTTTAAAGATAACCCAATCATCTCCATATCCAACTAATTCAGAAACTAATCTGCAGTTTGGATATTCTTTATTCATTTTGCTGATGAGTTCATCAACTGTTACATAGTCCTCTAGGAACTTAGGCATTTGTGCCATTTTCAACCTCCATTTTATTTTTTCCAATATATTTTATTTTATTGCATCCATCAAAAGTGCAATTTCCCCAAGCTACTGATTCAGCAACTTGAAAGCCTTGATCTGTTTCTATTGTATAGAAAAATAACTTAGGATTTTTAGAATTCCAATATAAGAATTTATAAGCCCAAGTATTTTTAGTTTTTCTAACTATAGGATAGAAGTAAGACATTAAAAGATGTTTCCTTTATGTAATACTTCTCCTTTATTTAATCTTGAAATAAAGTCTGTCTTACTTGTTAATAACTTTTCCTCTAGCCATAGACTAAGCCAAGCTAAAGTCATTATTAAACTGATTAATCCATAAGCTGCTAAGCCTAGATAGATCCAATGTTGTATTTGCATATTCCTCCTAATCAATGCTTTAATATAAATCTAATAAAAATTTGTCATACTGTCAAGCATTAAAAGTAGAAATTTAAGATTAATTGGCTCAAGCCCTGTTACTAGGCTTGAGCCTTAATGGAGCAGGTTTAGTAGTGATTGTTATATGTAGAGCTAACCCTGTGCCACTCCCTCCCAACCAGAATGACTAAGTTTAGTAGCATTATCAATATGTGGAATAATTGGCTTTTACCCAAGTTATCATGGTGTAGCTAATCCACTTTGTAGAACTCTGATCCTTTATCTCTTTCTAAAAGCTACAGAGATAAATTGCTTGTGTTTAACATATTAATTTAGTGTTAAGACAAAAATAGGTGTAATTAAAATTAATATTTGTTCCAAAGCTTTGTTA